AGGTCATCAGCGAAAACTCCACCATGTTTAGGACCATCAAAAAGCATGAAATCATTTTGGAACAGGCCATTACAGAGTTGTGCCATATTATTCTTCGGCTTGGGAATGCAGCCATGGGCGCCGGGCTGAATGAAGATGCTAAAGTTACCATTGACTTTGATGACTCTATCATCGAGGATAAGACCACCGAGCGGAATAATGACCGTCAGGACCTTGCGGCGGGCATTATGAACCCGTGGGAGTACCGCATGAAGTGGTACAACGAGGACGAGGCTACGGCTAAGAAAATGCTGCCAAAGATGGAGGACATGACAACGGAAGGGGAGAACGAGATTGAATGAAATACCCATTCTATCCCGAAGTTCTGGACTCTCTTCCAGAAGAATTGGCCGAGCTATACCGCAGTCTGGAAGCGACGCTCCTGGAGGAAATATGTTCTCGCCTGAAATTATCCGGCGAGCTGAACGAGGTCACGGTGCAGGATATACGGGCACTCCGCTCCCATGGCATTGACCTAAAGGACATAGAAAAGGCCATCCAGAGCACCGCAAACATCAGCCAGCGGGACTTGCAAAAGCTCTTGGACGACGTGGCGGAGCGGAACCAGCGGTACTACCAGGAGGTTATGGACATTGCGGGTGTAACTGCACCGGAAACACTGGTTAGCATCGAGGACACATGGGCTATCTACGAGCAGACCAAACAGACATTCCATAACATGACCGGCTCTATGGGCTTTCTGGTGGACAACGGGCGGACGATGCTTCCCACGGCCAGGGCCTATCAATGGGCGCTGGATAACGCTGAAATGCAGATCACGAGCAGGGCCATCTCTTACAATCAGGCCATCAAAAGCGCCGTCAAACAGCTTGCGGACAGTGGTATCAAGGTCGTGGATTATGAGAGCGGACACCGAGACCAAATCGACGTGGCAGCCCGCAGGGCGGTGATGACAGGCGTATCCCAGATCTGTGCCAAGTACACGGAGCAGAGCGCAGAGTATCTGGAAACACCTTATTTTGAAGTGTCCGCCCACATCGGGGCTCGGGACAAGGGTGTTGGCTGGCAAAACCACAAGGCATGGCAGGGCCGGGTGTACTCCGTAAGGACCGGAGACAAGTATCCGAGCATTTATGAGGTGTGCGGGCTTGGCTATGTGGACGGCTTGGAGGGTGCAAACTGCCGCCATATCAGGATGGCTTTTGTGGATGGTGTGATGGAGCGCACATATACCGACGAAGAACTCGCTCACATAGACGATGGGCACGACGTGGATTTTGAGGGAAAGCACTACACAGAAACAGCGGCAGGTCGAGCGAACTGCCCGAAAGTTGAAGCGGGAACAGACAGCATACAAATCCGCTGGACTAACGGAGGACTACCAAGCGGTAACAGCCCGCATACGTCGGTTAAATGCAGAATACAAGGCGTTCAGCGAGGCGGCACAGCTGCCGTTGCAGCGGGAAAGGATGAGGATACTTTATGAATGACACAAAGGCGGTTATGGACGCTATCAACGAGATTCTTAAGCGAGGGAACGATGCACAGATACAGCTGAACAAAGGCCGCATTATGGTTCTGGAAGTGAAGAGGCGGATAAAGTACAAAGAAACAGATGAAACCCTTGTGTAATGAGGTGCTGTTTAGTATAATTAAAATGAGGTGAAATCTATGGCGTCAGAAGATGGAGTGTGGCGGACAATCAGTGGGCGGCGCGTTTTTATCAAGAAAGGTCAAAGTTTAACTGACGCAATGAAGGAAAGCGGCAAGTTTGGTGATGACAGAAAGCCAAAGAGAAGTGAGAAGAAGAGTGCCGATCCTGCAAAAACAGCAACTCGATTAAAGGATGGAGAAACGCAAAGGATTTACGGTAAAGATGAAGGCGGCACCTATCAAGCATCTTCAACAAATGAGTATACATTGACTGGCGATAGAGCTGGTAAAAAAATAGAAATCCCTGAAAACGATACAGATGGAGTAGTTGTTTTTAAGGCCCCCAATACTTCTGGGTTTGTTGATGGGAAGTATGTATCCGATGAAAATGTAAATACAATTTTTTCAGACGGGCGCATTGTTCTGAACGAATTGTCGAGGCCGAGACATTAAGATTAGCCGGATTAAAGCGTGAGGGTTTGTTTTACCGTGGAACGGATAACGATGCTGAAATAGAATATCTGAAAAGCGGGACAATGCGAGCATCAAAAAACCACGATACAGGAGAAGCCGAGGACGGCGTTTCGGTTTGGGAATCGCCTAAATATTCGTTCAAGCATATGTATGCGGTAACTGGAGATGTTGTATCGATTGGGAGCGATGGCGAGCCAGTTCTTGACCCAAAATCCATTAAACTTGTCAGCACAAAAAGCTTTAGCATCAAAGACTACAACAAGGCGATGGAGATTGGGAAACAGGCGTTCATGGAACTGTATGGATGGACGGAACAACAATATGATGACGCGCTAAATCACAGGGTAAGTAGCAAAAAAAGACTTTAACTAAATAATGTGTACCTTTTGCGGATTGGCGCAAAAGAAGGGTAATTAGAGCCATTTACTCACTTGTTGGGTAGATGGCTCTTTTTTGCAAAACGCTGTGGGGAATGACGCAGTGGAAATAAAGGAGTGTAAATATGGCAGACGATATTATGACTTTTGACGAAATACTGGAAGACCCGACATATAAGTCGGAGTTTGACAGGAGAGTCACAAAGGCACTTTCGACTGTTCAGGCAAAATTGGACGCTGAAATCAAGAAAAGCTCCGGTATGAAATCTTCCGAGGACTTTTCTGCCCTTGAAGAGGAGTTGAACAAGAGCAAAACTGAACTTGGAAAATTAAAGCAAGAAAAATATGTACTTTCTAAGGGCCTGACCGGAGAAGAGGCGGAGTTCATCGCCTTCAAGGCAGGGAAGATGGTGGACGACAAGACCACCTTTGAGCAGGCCGTGGACGCGCTCACCGCCGACCGCAAGAAGACTTCCTTTGACTGGACTGCTCCAGTGGGCGGAGGGACGCAAAAAACAGGAGAAAACGATGTAATGAACGCCCTGATCCGGGGCGCACTGAAATGAAAGGAGAACATAAATGGCTGTTGACATTATCGACAGAAGTAAACTTTCCGGGCTTATTCCCGAGCCCGTAACCCGTGAAATTATCCAGGGGGCCGTAACAGAGTCCGCTGTGCTGCGGATGGCCCGCCGACTGCCCAACATGACCAGTAAGACGCAGACCCTCAATGTGCTGGATGCACTGCCTACCGCCTATTTTGTAAACGGTGAAGCTACTACCGGAGCAGCCGACTCTAAGGCATCCCTCAAAAAGACCACCAACATGGCGTGGGACAAGAAGAAAATCTACGCCGAGGAAATCGCCGTCATCGTCCCCATTCCTGAAGCGGTGTTGGATGATAGCGATTACGATATCTGGGGCGAGGTGCGGCCCCGTCTTCAGGAGGCATTCGGAAAGGTCATCGACGCCGCTATTCTGTACGGCACGGACAAGCCGACTTCTTGGCGTGATGGCCTTGTCCCTTCGGCCACTACCGCGAGCGCTGTTGTGACCGCTACCAGCGATATTTTCAAGGACATCATGGGTGAGGGTGGCGTGATTGCCAAGGTGGAGGAGAGCGGTTATATCCCCAACGGCGTGATGGCTGCCATTCAGATGCGCGCCAAGCTGCGCGGCCTTGTGGACAAGAACGGCCAGCCCATTTTCAAGACCGATATGCAGGGAGATACCCGCTACGCGCTGGACGGCATGAGCATGTACTTCCCCGTGAACGGCGCTTACGACCCGGAGGAATCTTTGGCTATCGTGGGTGACTGGAGCCAGTTGGTCTATGCCATCCGACAGGACATGACCTTTAAGATTTTCGATAGCGGCGTGGTGCAAGATCCCACCACTGGCAATATCCTTTATAACCTGATGCAGAACGACATGGTGGCCCTCCGCGCCGTCATGCGGCTGGGCTGGGAGATTCCCAACCCCATCAACGCCTTCAACGTCGGCAATGAGAACGCCTTCCCTTTTGCTGTTTACGCACCGGCGGGGGGTTAATAGGGTCTGACACTTTAACGCTATTCCCCAGCGGTCAGGCCCTATTGGGGAAACAGGTTTCCGAGCTTGTGGGTGATGACCTGAAGGTTTATGAGAGTGGCGCTGTAACGGGCACATTTCATTATGTGACCAACTACACCGAGTTCAGCGACGCCCCGGACGAGCAGAGCGGGTATTATTTCCCAGTTCACCTGACAAAGACCGGGACAAAGATGACCTTCAAGAAAAATGGCTCTCCTACAAAGGAAGACATCCTGTTTGACGCGGACATTGTCTTCCGGGTGACCAAGGATGATACCTTCGAGG